ATGGTAAAGACGAATTTCTACAAAAGATAAATGGAGCACTTGATGATGATGGAAGCGTAGATAAAGCTAAGGCTTATCTCAAAACAAAGATAGAAGAATTTCCGTGGGCTAATAGAGTTCCTAATTGGTTTGGTAGTTGGAACTTTCTTACTCCCGATTCGTTTGATATGATTGGAGAAAAGAGTGAGGCTTATCCTAAGATAGTAGATTTCATACACAAAAGAAAATCGGTTACTAAAAAAGAAATATTAGACTATCTTGGTTGGGGTGTGCGGATTTCCTTTAGTCCATACAGAAATAGACTTAGAACAGAATCAACAATTAAATTTACAAAAAACAGATATGAGGTTAGATAAATGAAACAACTTACAGAACAACAGATATTAGACAATTGGAATAAGTTAATGAAACTTATTGAGGATACATTTGAGGGAGAGCGTAAAGACAAACTCTTAGAGATGTATAAGTACTTTGAAGATAGGATGGTTACAGCGCCAGCAAGCGGAAAAGCTGCCTACCACAACGCTATGATTGGTGGGTATGTGGAACACGTACTACACGTAACTGATTGCGCCATTCAACTCAAAAAGTTGTGGGAGTCTAATGACGCTATGATTAACTTTACCGATGAAGAACTTATCTTCGCTGCTATGCACCACGACTTAGGTAAAGTAGGTGACTTAAATCAAGACTATTATATCCCACAAGATTCCGAATGGCATCGTAAGAATAGAGGAGAGATATTTAAACATAATCCGAATCTTCAATATATGACAGTCACCGACCGAGCTATTTTTATTTTAAATCACTTCGGTATTACGATGTCACAATGGGAGTATATCGGATTACGATTAACTGATGGTATGTACGAAGAAGCGAACAAATCTTACTATATGTCTTACAACCCCGATTGGAGTTTAAAAAGCAATATAGCGTACATACTTCACCAAGCAGATATGATGGCGACACACATTGAGTTTGATGAGTGGCAACGAGCAGATGAGGAAGTAAGTAATAACTTTAAGAAAGCAATTACTACTAAAAATAAAACTAAGTCCGAACCATCACCAAAATTAAGTGAGAAATCACAAGATCTTTTTGAAGAATTATTTGGAGAAAAGTAATGAAGAGAGAAAGTAATAAACAATTTTCAACAGTAAGAAAACTAACCAATAAGGTTAAAGACTTAGAAAAAAGGTGTGAGGAAATAGAACTTATTATGATTGCAGTATTAGAAAACCTGTCAGGCCCAATGGAGAAAAAATTATGATTTTAGAAATAAGTCTTGCATGTATGACTCTTTTATTTGTAACTTCCTGTTATGGAATATGGAATATAATTAGAAAGTTGGAATTATTAGAAAATTGGATAGAAGATTTCATAGGTACAGTAAATAAAGTAAATATGGATTTAAAAAAATTAGATTATAAAGGATATTTTGAAGCAGATGATGAAGTCGGCGTAATCTTTAATGAGATAAAAAATACAATAAAACAGTTAGATAAGTTCAAAGGAGAAGAACAATAATGACTACACCAAGAGTATCAGGTACAGAAATAGTAAAAGCAACTAAAGTTAAAACTAAAACAAAAGCTCCTATTAAAAGGAAAAGGAAAAAGAAAGGTAAAAACTATTATTTTAATCAAGGTACAGAAGATGCTATTATTCGTTATAATAAATCAGCTGATCCTAATTTAAGAAACACAATATACAATGAACACATTCGAGCCGCTTTTGATAAGTTGGCTGAAAATATAATTCACACATTTAAGTTTTATTACTTTGATGTGGGTTCTATAGAAGTAAAGCACGAAGTGGTTTCATTTTTAGTTATGAATATGCACAAATTTAAAGAAGGTAAAGGTAAAGCTTTCTCTTACTTTAGTATTGTGGCTAAAAACTATCTTATTCTTAATAACAATAAGAACTATAAGATGGGTAAGATTCATTCTGAAATGAAAGTGTTGGATTACAAAAGAAATCTTATGGGTGAGAATTCCGTATCAGAAACATCTGAAAAGTCTGTCTTATTTATTGATGAGTTACATAGGTTTTGGGATACAAACCTAACTAACATATTCCGTAGAGACAAAGACATCAGAGTTGCTGATGCAGTTTTACACATATTCCGTATAAAAGAAAATATTGAGAACTTCAATAAGAAGGCTCTTTATATTCTTATCCGTGAGATGACAGGATCAAACACACAACATATCACCAGAATCATAAATGTTATGAAGAAATATAACAAAAGGTTGCAATCCGAATTTGATAAGGTTGGTATGGTTGATGTGAGTTATACAGGCTCTCTTATGCGAGAAGAGCAATAAAAGAAAAAGGGGAGTTTTACTCCCCTTTTTTTGTGCCCTTTATTAAATTTAATATATATTCATCGAAAGTTAAAAACATCAATATTTATATATAACTACAAATCTAAATTTTTACAATAAAGAGGTACATTATGGCTAATGACTATGAAATATTTGATGGTAAATCATTATCTGATTTATTTAAAGATATATACGAAAACACTACAAGAAATAAAACTCAATTAGAAGTTCTTATGAAAGAGGTTACTGGTTTTATAAAAGATGGGGATACTGCCGTGCAAATCATTCCTATGTTAAAAGAATACTTAGAAATTAATGTTAAGAATGATGACCAATTAGTTAAAGTGGCTGCTATTGTACAACGTATAATTGCTTCTGAATCAAAGGGTGGTTCGGAAGATGAGTTTGGTTTATCTGATGCAGAAAAAGAACAACTGTTAGGTGCGATAGAAGATGCAGCTACTGATTTACAAAGTCATTCAGATGACATAGCTAGTGATATTAAGAGAGTAGAAAATTAATGGCATTTCGCAACTCAACTTTAGCTCTAAACAGAGAAACAGATAATGTTGGCTTTACTACTTATTCAGATGTATATAGAATACTTACAGACAATCTTGATGGTAATTCTGAATTTTATGAAATAGAACCTGCTATTGTTGAACAAGTTCTAATCAATTCAGAGAATTTTCCTAAAAGAAAAAGACCTAGTGGTGATGATGTTCCTGATTGGTCTTATTATGGCTCTATAAAAGCTAGGTTTATACACAGTCAAAGTGAGGGTGATTTGATAGATGGTTTCATAAGACCTTTATCAACTCATCTATCAACATATCCTTTAAAGGGTGAGGTGGTAAATGTAACTATTCACGATGGAAAACTATATTATTCACCACCACTAAATTTATATGGTAAAGTAAATATGAACCGAGCTACAGGAAAAAGTGGTGAGGGATTGGTTTTGCCACAAAGAACCAAATACAACAGAAAAATTTATTCACAACAGGGTGATATTTCTCTTAATGGTAGATTTGGTAATGGATTGAGATTGGGAAGTGATTCAGAATATATGTACCCAAATATAAAAATAACAAATAGACAATCAGTTCCTGATGTGAAAATAGCTGATGAGAATTTTCCACACGAACAAGATATAAACTCAGATGGTTCTTCTATTTTTATAACATCAGGCAAATTAAAAGAAATAGAGACATTAGATCCAGCAGCTGACTCTTTAAGATGGCCACCATTAGTAGCTCAAAATCCTATGAGTGGAGATATGATTACATTGAATTCAGATAAATTAGTTTTTAATGCAAAGGGAGATGGAAAAGGTAATAATAGTGATATACATATGTTTGCCGCAAGGAGTATAAATTTAGCTTCCAACTATGAGATTAATATAGGAGCTGGTGGTTTAGATGGCGGTGCTATAAATTTAGGAGATCCTAATGCTATTAACACTGTAGTGAAAAGTCACGAATTAGAAGAATTATTAGAAAAAGTTTTTGATGGATTAGAAGATTTTTTAAGTACTTTAGAAAAAGCAACAGATCCAAAACAAATAGGAGATGCAGCTAGAACATTAAATGACGAATTGGGTGTAATTAAAGAAAAGCAGTTGCCTAAAATATCAAGCAAAACAGTCTTTATAGCTGACGATCCAGAGGATTTAGGAATTCAAAATCAAAATGAAATTGAAGATACATTTGGTGAAGTAGAAACTATAGTAGAAGTTGCAGGCGTAAGGGGATAATTATGAGTGCTACATCAGACCAAGTAAAAAAACTTATAGACAATGAGATAAAAAAACAAAAAGATAAGTTAGATTTAAAAGTAGACAACGCTATAAATCTTTATAGAGCTGGTAATGAAAAGGCTGATAAGTTAGTTAATGATATAGAAAAGAATATAGAAAAAGCTAAAAAATCTAAAGAAAGAGTTGATTCTACAATAGATTCAATTAAGTCTATACAAATATCTTTTGATTCAAGTAGAAAAGTAGCTGAATCAACAGAGAAGGCTTCAACGATAGGTTCAGCATTAAACCCAGCCGCAGCTGCTGTAGCATTTGTTCAAAAATTTATAATAGATAAACTTAAAGTAGAAATAAAGGATATAAAAGATGAGTTAAATGTCGCACCACAAATATTAGATAATCTCGATAAATTTTTTAAAAGAACGAGAATAAAATTAGCTAGAGAAAAATCAAGAAGAGCAGCTCAAAAAAGAATCGCTGAAGAAAACAAAAAGATGCTAAGTTAGTATATTTATATAAAACAGGAGTTATTATGGCAAACAGTAAAAAATTGGTAAGTTTAATCAGAGAAATTGTACGACAAGAAGTACAAAAAGAGGTTAAGCAGATATTTATTAAGGAAGGAATGAAATCTATGGCTGAAAAATCTACATTAGTAGAAGATACAGTTATGGAAGTTCTACCTGAACGAAAACCAAAACCAAAGAAAAAAGTCACATACACAAACAATCCAGTGTTAAATGATATTTTAAATGAGACAGCTAATCAGCCTCAAGAAATGGAAGAATATCCGACAATGGGTGGTGGAACTTTTGATAGTACGAAAATGGCTCAGGCTATGGGATATGGTAATATGGTAGGCGGTGATAAAAAAGTACAAAGAGAGATTGCCGCAGTACAAACTGCACAAGCAGCTGGCGCCGATACATCAAATCCTGCAGTACAAGATGTAATGAAAGATTTAACAAAAGATTATAGTGCTGTGATGAAAGCTTTAAAGAAAAAGGACGGTAAGATATAATGGGAGCAATTCAAAACGATTTAGATCCAGACACTTATATTGGTATAGAATTACCTTTAACATATGGTAATTCAGGATTCTTTAAAAGAACAAAAACTGCTTTAGAGCAAACAAGATCTAATATCAAAAATCTTTTAGAAACAAACAAAGGTGAGAGATTGGGAAATCCAACTTTTGGTTGTGATTTAAGAAGAGTTTTGTTTGAAAAAGAAGGTGATATAGAGAGTGATATAGAAGAAGCTATAACTTCTGCTATGAATGAATTTTTACCATTTGTAACTATAGTAGAAATAAAAAGTCTCTTTTCAGAAGCCAACCCAAATATTGTAAATGTTTCTCTTAGATTTAGTTTAAATACAGATGTTAATGAAGAAGAGACTTTGGCATTAGATTTTGGAAACTACGAATCAGTACAACTACTTTAATGGAGATGAGTAATGCCATATTCTACACCTAAAAAATCAGTAAAAGAAGTTAGATATTTAAATAAAGATTTTACATCTTTTAAAGATAATCTGATTGAGTTTACTAAAATATATTTTCCAAAGGAGTATAATGATTTTAATGAATCATCTCCTGGAATGATGTTTATAGAAATGGCATCTTATGTAGGTGATGTTCTGTCTTATTATATTGACAATCAATTTAAAGAAAGTTTATTAGCTTTTGCTGAAGAAAAGAAAACTGTATATAATATGGCACAATCATTAGGTTACAAACCTAAATTATCTTCGCCTGGCACAACAGATTTAGATGTATTTCAAACAGTGCCCGCCATATCGTCAGGAACAGGAGCTAATTTTGTTACAACACCAGATTTAAGATACTCTATGGTAGTTAAATCAGGTATGGAAGTCACTTCAAATACAGGTATAACATTTATTACACAAGAAGATTGTAATTTTAAATTTTCAAGCTCTTACGATCCTTTAGATATTAGTATATATGAAAGCTCTAACAATATACCTGTAACATATTTATTAAAGAAATCCGTTAAAGCCAGTAGTGGTACAATAGCTACTGAATTTTTTACTTTTAGTACTGCTGAAAAATATAAAAGAATTGCTTTAGCTAATTCAAATATAACCGAAATAATTTCGTGTACAGATAGTGATGGTAATGATTGGTATGAAGTTCCCTTTCTAGCACAAGATACTATGTTTTCAGATATGGAAAACTTAGAAGAAAATGATGACGAACTATATACCTATTCTGACCAGGCACCATACTTACTGAAACTTATAAAGACTTCAAGAAGATTTACAACTTTTATTAGAGAAGATGGTAGAACTGAATTGAGATTTGGCGCAGGTACATCAGATAGTGCTGATGAAGAGATAGTTCCTAATCCAGACACTGTTGGTTCATCTTTGCCTGGCTCACCAACTTATCTAAATACAGCTTTTGATCCATCAAACTTTTTAACAACAAAGGCATATGGACAAGCACCATCAAATACTCAATTAACAATTACATATAGATATGGTGGTGGATTAGATCATAATGTAACTTCAAATAGTTTAAGATCTATACAATCTATAAATGTAGCATCAGATCAATCAGGTTTAACTTCATCATTAATAGCATCGACAAGAGCTTCTATTGCTGTAAACAATACCATACCAGCCACAGGCGGTAAGGGTCCTGAGAGTATCATAGAGGTTAAGAATAATACACTAGCTTACTTTCAAGCACAACAAAGAGCAGTAACTAAAGAAGATTATATAACGAGAATATATGCTCTACCAACAAAATATGGTAATGTAGCTAAATGTTACATTGTACAAGATACTCAATTAGATAGTAAGTCAGGCGCAAACTCTGATAATAGAGTAGCAAATCCATTAGCTCTTAACTTATATACATTAGGATTCGATGCTAGTAAAAAATTAGTTAATCTAAATAAAGCTGTAAAAGAAAATATACAAACTTATCTAACACAATTCAGAATGGTTACTGATGCTGTAAATATACAAAATGCTTTTGTTATTAATATCGGAGTAAAGTTTAATTTACTTACAAAATCAGGCTATAATAAAAATGAAGTTGTTTTAAGAGCTATACAAAAAGTAAAAGACTTTTTTGATATTGATAAGTGGCAGATTGGACAACCAATTGTGATAGCTGATTTAGCTTATCAAATATCTTTAACAGATGGAGTATCTGCTGTAGTAGCACCTACTGAAAATAATTCTGATGGGTTGCCTATACTAATTGAAAATAAATTTTTAGAATCAGGCGGTTACTCTGGAAATGTTTATGATATGAAAAGCGCCACACAAGATGGCATAATATATCCATCATTAGATCCAAGCATATTTGAACTTAAATATCCAAATATAGATATTGAAGGAAGAGTGATTGGTGATTCAGCAGGAGGTAGCTAATGCATTATTTTATTTTTCCAGAGTTTGATACTACACTATATCAAGCTTCTGCTAGTAGAAACACAGGACTTGATGAGATATTAGAAATAGAAAAAACTATGAATCAATCAGGTGGAAATGTAAGAGTTTCTCGTGCACTAATTAAATTTGATTTAGCCGAAATTTCTAGATCGATGGTTAGAGGGCAGATAGCAACAGACGCTAAATTTTATTTAAATATGTATGATGCAAAGCCAACTGAATTATCATATAGCCAATCTTTATATGCTTATCCTATAAGTGGTAGTTGGGTTCCAGGCGAAGGATTTAGAGCTGATAATCCAAAAACGCAAGAAGGAGCAACTTGGGAATTTAGAGATGGTATTACAGGTAAAAGTTATTGGGGAAGAGCAGAGGATACTGCTGTATCTTCATCAGGTGGTGCTTGGTTTTCATCTTCCTTTGCATCTCAATCTTTTGAATATGAAACAAGAGATATGAGAATGAATGTTACGCCTATAGTAAGTGATTGGTTGAAGAAGGAATATCCAAATAATGGATTCATACTTAAAAGAAGTGGTAGTATGGGTAATTTAAGTTCAGATACACCTGAAGGTAGCACAGATAGATTGGGGAACTTCTCTTTCTTTTCCAGAGAAACAAATACAATATATCCACCAAAATTAGAAGTAGAATGGTACGATACAAAATTTAGCACAGGCTCATTAGACCCATTAACAGGTATTGATTTAGAAGATCCTATAGTCTATATGAAAAGTTTAAGACCTGAATATAAGGAAAAATCAAAAGTAAAATTTAGAATTGTTGGAAGAGGTCGCTATCCTACTAAGTCTTATTCAAATACTGCCTCTGAGTATTTAACAGCAAAGTATTTTCCAAGCGCAAGTAAAGAACAGATTGGTGGTGATGGTGCTTACTATTCTGTAATAGATGCACAGACAGATGATGTTATTGTACCATTTGGATCGGGCTCTGCTATAAGTTGTGATTCTACAGGAAACTATTTTAATCTATGGATGAATGGGTTTCAATCAGAAAGATATTATAAATTTGAATTCAAAGTCGTTAGTGATAGTGGAACAGACGAGGAGACAATACAATATTTTGATGAAGATTTCGTATTTAAAGTTGTGAGATAAAAAATGCCATATACACAAGAGGAATTAAAAAATTTATCCTGGTACCAGAATTTAATTGATGAAGATGAACAAGCATATCTTGCAAATAAAGATCTTTTAGAAACACAAGCTGCTTTATCAGGCTCAGCCGACAATGGTTCTTTATTAGTTAGAGATGATGAGGGTACAATTTTAATATTTGAAGATCCTTATACAGGTAATTTACCACAGGATCCTTCAACAAAAATAATACACACTTCTATTGTGAATAAATTAAAAGACGATGAAGCTAATATCAATTCTATATTAGATAGAAATTTTGAGGAATTATAATGGCTAGTAGATTAAATGACAGAGATAGACAATTACTTAATGCTTACCAAACAAAAAGAGTTGGTGAAAAGCCATATGAAGATGGTTTGTGGGCATCTCAAGGTAATAAAGACTTTGCTTATTTAGAAGTCTATGATGATTCCAACAACTTAATAGATTTTAGAAACTTATCAACTGATAAATTTTCATTAAATGATAATAATAATAATATAGAATTTTATGTCGGAAACCATTTAAGAGACTTAGGATTCAACAATGGCATTTTTAACGTAAACTATAATTTTTTTAGAAAATTAGCTGGTGATGAGAGGGCGGTTTTAGTTAGAAACAAACCAGGATTTGAAGGGGATATTCATACTTCAACCTTTAACATTCAACCAGATGGTAAAGTTTACACAGGTACAGAACAACAATTTAAGGATAGTCCATCTACTGCTGAACAATTAACTGTGGAAGATTTAAAATACCAAATAGACGAAATATCACCAAGTAGAACCGAAGTTAGACTAAAGGCTAAAAATATAAAAGGTTCTTATACTGCTGATTTTATTGACATACAGACTTCTGTAACTTTAAGTGAGATAGAAGGAAATATTAACTTTATTGCACCGGCTAATAATCCAAATGATATGTTTGATTCAAATGTTTTAGAAATATCACCTGACGAAGGTGGTTTTTTATTTACACAAAAAATGAAAAATGGTACAATATCAATACCAGGTGTATTTTTAGTAAACGAAGTTCAAATACCTGTAAAAACAGGAATAAATTTTTTCACAAATTCTGATTTGGAAACTACTGAAAGAGATAGTTTAGGTAATGAAATAAGTTTAGCTGATACTTACGGATGGGATGCGAGTTTACATTCTAAAGCTGTGAGAGCAACTGGGTTTAGTCCTGGTTATAATAGATTTGCCACCAGCACATTTGGTGGAACAGCGCACTTAGGCTATCATGCACATTTTGTTAGAGGAGAGGGAAAAACTGGCGGAGTAGCTATGAAGTTTCCCGATCAAAATAATATATTTACGGAATTAGAAGAATGGCCGTCTGATTTTCCAAGTAGGTGGTTGGGTGTAAATCAAAAGATGGGTTCACTTATAGGACAAGGAGTTAAACATTTTGATTTTGTTAATTTAAAATTAGATTTAAAATCTACTGTTGCGGGAAGGGGTATTCTAATATCATTATACTATCCCAACGAATTAATATCAGAAGATATTCCAACCTCACCACCAACAGGATATTTTAACCCAAATGATCCTCCGCCAACAGAACCGGTGCCGGATGAACCAGAAGGTTTTACAGCAAATACCTCAGCGAATGCAAATAATGTAGAACAACAGCCTCCAAGTAAACAGACTACCATATTATCTGTTTATGATATAACTTTCTATGATGGCGCTGTAGGCGATACTACTGATGATGGGGATATGATACAGGGCCAAGGTGCTTGGAAAATAACTTCTGTCACTGGTGGGCAAAATCCTATTTATACATGGAGTCCAAATTTAGTAGGATCTGAATATTCTAAAGCTGGAACTATAAGTGATGGAGAAGAATGGATATGGGATGGCACTGCTTGGACAGTAAATCCTGATTATTCAAATCCATATCCATCAGCACCAGCTGGTACAGTAAATCCATTAGAATATCCAGAAGCAGTTAATTCACATCCTTATCAATTAGAAGGGCAAGGAGTAGCAAAATTTAAAAGAGATATTTATCCTGGTGAAAATAGAGGATGGCAAACAGGTACAACATTAGATGGTGAAGATACTAAAATGACTTCTGTTTGTGGTGTACCATCATCACTTGTAAATAATAATGCTGTTATTTTAATAAAGAATGATTTAGTTTGGGTTGTTGGTGATGTTGGATATACTACAAATAAAGAAAAGATTGGTTTAACCACAATTGACACTATGTTTCCTCAGTTACACAGTCAAACAATATCTAAGACAGATGAAGATGGAAATGAAATTAAAACACACACAATCTATAACGATATATTTGAACACGGTAGAATACAAAGTATAACAAGAACAAAAGCTACAAATAACGATCACAACAGAGACAACTTCTTTGTTTTATTTTATACAGATGGTCGTGGGAATGTAGATTCAAATAAAGTATTTATGGCTGAAATCGGTGAGAATGAATTTGTAGATTTCTTCTATTTAAAAGATTTAGATGGTGCCTTTAATGATATTGTCAATACTGCCGGTGGAGAAATGGAATGGGCTTTCTCCGGAAAACAAAGAAGCGGTAATACTTGGCATCATTGGGCTTGTGTTAAGGGTACAAATAAAGCGTGGAAAACGCATGATGGTGATGGGGATATATTTACTACCAATCAAGATGGTTGGTTTGAAGAAGATTCTAATGGAGCTGCAGGTTCTTTTAGTAATAATTTTGCAGGAGTAGATGGAAATTATTTTGATGTTTGGTTTTCAAATGGACATACAAATGGTCACTTTTCTAATTATAGTGGAATTACTGGTGTAACTGCAGGAAATGGTGGACAGTGGATTAACTTAAAAGAAGATGAATCAGATGGAGTTTCTGAAAGGTTTCCAGTCAATGAATACTTTTATGGTGCGGGAGAGGTTCGTTCAGAGGGAATCGATATATCTTTTGGGGTTAGAAATCCAAGCGCAGAGAACTATGGTATTCAAAACTCTGATGGTGAAGTTTTAGAAATATCAGAACCGATTTATGATAATGGTAGTGCTATATATACATTTGACGAAAACCCAACTAAAGATGGAACTTTAAGTGCAGGTTCATTGTGGGTATGGGATGGTTTAGATGCACTATGGAAAGAAAATGTTGTTTTACCACCAAGATATAGTTATTCACATCAATATGAATTTATTCCAACAGACGCTGCTGGTAAATGGGAAACTAAAGATGTAGAAATCTTAATTCCAAATGATTGGATATTAGACCAGGATTGGTACATATATTTCTTTGGACATATTAGAGGTGGTGGAAATCAAGAGTTTGGTATAACTTGGGTAGACAACCTTTATATGGATTTTACATTAGTAGACCAATCTGTAACTCAAGAAGTATATAGACCATTTACTGCTCAAATAACAGAAGTGTCGTCTGATGGTTTATTTGTTACTTTAGATAAAACTTATAAACAAAATGCTATTGATATAGGAGTAGAAGATGATGATGCTGATACGGAAGTTTATGATGTAGCTAACCCACCTACTCAAGGATTTTCAAACTTTAGAGTTACTTACTTAAATTTAAACCCATTGGATTTACGAACTTATCTTAAATTTGATAATCAGTTATTTTTAACAACTAATTTTAAACAAGACAAGTTAAATGTTTCAAATCATCCTCACGCTGTCATTTATAAATTATATGAACCTTTGCCAGAATCATTTTCTGAATTTGATGAATGTATTGTTGTTAAGGAAATGGCTGAACCTATAGCAGAGAAAGTAAAATTATTAGATTTTATTCCAGCTGAAGAAGGGAAGTTGGTTTTAAAATCACCTGATTTAGCTAATGTGGAAAGCCCTATAAGAGTTAGAAAAACAGATTTTAAAAATGAAAATGATATATTAACAGATGATGTAACAATATCAACTGAATTAAAAAATGAATTTTTAAGTCAGAGTATGGATAGTGTTGAACTAAATATAGACCACGGCAGATATGAAAATTTTATTAAATTTAGTTCAGTTGAAAAAAGAGTAAGAAACTTTAGACTTAAATTACAACAAATAGAAGATTATAATACAGTAAGTTCTTCTTTTGTAGGAATTAGTGGTTCATCAGCTGCTCAAAATGCTGCTGAACTTGGTGTATTGGAAGTAAAAAATAACTTTGACCAATTTGAAAAATATATGTACTATCAGAGTTCTTCTTATAGCAGTGCTTCATTGGGAATTTCTTACGATAATGCATGGCCTAAAGCTAGTGGTGGAGGAACTTTAAATAGTCCTTATGTTTTAGAAACCACAACTTCTAGTAATGGTGTAACTTGGTTTAACAAAGCAATAAGTTCTGGCTCTCTTTTTGATGATGAAAACACAAGCAAATTAAGTAACTTACTTCCACAACACATAATTGAAAATATTGAAAATGATGTTTATTTGAAATTCATAGATATGATTGGACAACACTTTGATGGAATATGGGTTTATATAAACGGAATTACAGACACATTTGACAGAAGAGAAAGTTTAACTGAAGGTATTTCAAAAGATTTAATATATTCTGTAGGTCGTTCTTTGGGTTGGAATTTGGATGATGGAAAAGATTTAGTTGATTTGCCAAGATATGCTTTAGGTAAAGAAGTAACAGGTTCTGCTTACTCTGATTATTCAGCTACATCTGAGCGTGATATATCAAGAGAAATTTGGAGTCGTATAATAAACAACATGCCTTTCTTCTTAAAGAATAAGGGTACTGTTAGAGCTTTGAAAGGATTAATAAATGTTTATGGTATTCCATCAACTATTTTAAGAGTTAAAGAATATGGTGGACCAAATTTACCTGATAGTGCATCCCCACAATTTGAAATAACAAGAAAGTTTACAAAGGCTTTAGATTTTAAAGGAGAACAATATGTAACAGTTGCTTGGGCTGATGATACAGATTCAGGCAGAAAGCCAGATACTATTGAATTTAGATTTAGGGCAGTTAGTAGTTCAAATCAAATTTTAGTAAATAAGGACAATGATTTTATATTAAGATTAAAAGACAATGGTTCTGTGGACAATTATGGTTCTGTAGCATTTATGTTGTCAGGATCTGGTGGGTATGATGAAATAGAATCTACTTCTTTTCCTGTATATGATGGTGATTTTTATTCTGTTATGTTGGCTAGACAATCTGGAAGTAATAGTGAACACATATCACAATCATACGAATTAAATGTTGGTAAATATGATAGTAGTAGAAGTAAGATAAATTTATTTAGTAGTACAACTATGCTTATAACAGGCAGCAGTGGTGATAATAATGAAAATTTTTCATCCGATGGTGATATTTATATCGGTGGTGAGACTAATTTTAGTTCGAGCAAAGATGGTTTTATTGGTGCGCCACTTACAGGTTCAATTATGGAGTACAGACATTGGACAGAAACATTAAATACTGGTTCATTTAAAAATCATATAGCAAATCCAAAAGCTTATGATGGTAATAGTGTATCATCTTCTTATAATAATTTAGTATTAAGATATTCATTTGATGATAATAAAGATTTAACATCCGACACAGAGGGTATTAGAGATGTTAGTTCAAATCAAACCCAAACATTGTCAGGCTCACATAGTGGCTTTACAGGAAACTTTTTTAGGAGTGTGGTAGATGAACAAAAATCTTTCATACCGAGTATAGGGGCACTTAGAAGAACCACCAATAAAGTAAGAATTGAAGAAAATCCAATAAATAGTGGAGAGATTTTACAAAGAAAGAAAAGAGCAACTTCACCTGCATATGATAATGCTCCTTTAGATTCTAATAAGGTTGGTATTTTCTTCGCACCAACTGATGCTATAAATAGAGATATAATAGACTCTGTAGGTAATTTAGACTTTAATAGTTATTTAGGAGATCCTAGAGACCAATTTAAAAATTCTTATAGAGGTTTAGAAAGAGTATCTGATCTTTATTGGAAAAAATATACTTCTAAATCACTTAACTTTTGGGATTATATGAGATTGATAAAATATTATGATCAATCATTGTACCCACAATTAAGAAAGATGATTCCTGCTAGAGCAAAAGCAGATATTGGTTTGATGATAGAACCAAACATATTTGAAAGACCAAAAGTTGTAGCATCTAAAAAACCATCAGCTGAAGATAGATTTTTTAGTTCTTCTATAGATATAGGAAATGTAGTTGATGGATTGATTATTGTAACAGGCTCATACAACTCAGGCGCCAGAATATCAGATTACAGTGCTTATGATGGTAGGATAGATATATACAGTTACGAAACAGGATCTTCTATCGTATCTTCAAGCGGTGAGTATTTAACCTTTGAAGCTACAGCTTCTATTGGAGACCATTTTATAGAAAGAAGTATGTGGCAGAGATTAAACAAAAACGAAGGTGCAACTAGAGATAATTACTACTCATCAGCATCTATCGTATTGGGTGACATTCATTATGATGAAGTATTTCAACCTGTAATATCTGGATCTAGAATATATGGTAGAAACCAACAAATTATGCCACATTATTCTTCTTCATTAAGTGCTTCATTGTTTAAAGCTTATTCGTCATCTCTTTTTAATGTAGATTTAGATAATCAAGTAGAACAAGCTACTGCTCTGTTCAATAGAAATTACGCTGGGGTTAAGAATACGAAAAAAACTACATTAGATGGTGGTTTACCAATTGAAGTAATTATAACTGCTCCATCTAAATTAGTAACTACTAAAGATAGTGACTCTACATTAACAACAGGAGAAGGTATAGTATCTAAATTTAAAGAAGTAGAGGATGAAAAAGATAAGTTTGATCCAGTTATAATTACAGAGGATGAACTTTTAGAAGAACCTAAGATTGAAGGTAAGCCAAGAAGAATGAAAAATAAAAAATTAAGAGGTCTTAAAGGATTAGCTAAATTAAGACGTGGTACTGTTATTAGACCAATAACAGATGCTGATATTATGAGAGAGATTAAAAAGGCAAAAAGAGAAAGAATAGCAGATGAAGCAAAGTTTGAAAGTTCAAGTCCAGGATCTAAAGGTAAAGGAACAAAGCAAAAGAGAATTAGAGTAAAAAAGAAAACAAAGAAAAAAAAGAAAAAGTAATAAAAACTTAAACAAATGATATTTATATATGAATCACATTCATACCAAATATTTAAATTTATAATTAGGAGTTCATTATGGGATTTTTAAACAACACTAATGTAACAGTAGATGCTATATTAACAAAAAAAGGACGTGAATTATTAGCACAAGGAACTGATGCTTTTAATATTACTAAGTTTGCATTAGCTGATGACGAAGTAGATTACAATTTATGGGATGTAACTCATCCAAATGGGAGTGACTATTATGGAAAAGTAATAGAAAATATGCCACTTTTAGAAGCAATACCTGATGAAAATCACGTTATGAGATATAAGCTAGTGACGCTCCCTAAAAATACAATTAGAATGCCGGTAATAAACGTTACACCAGGCTCAGTTACTTTCAGTGCGGCGGGTGGAATAAATCAACCACAGCCTACAATTGTAGTAAATACTGCTAATGTAAATGATACATCGTACACATTTATTTTACATAATCAATCTGTATGTACAATGAATGTAGCGATAGCAGCTGGCGCTGGTGTTGGTGCAACCAC